TTTCAAAGCGGCCTTGTCGACCCCGTAAAACGTTGAGGTCGGTTTCGGAGGCGTCGCGTAGAGGGTCATCATATCCCTGTCAAGGGACGAATGATTCTCCGCGATATACTCACCTCGGAAATCGCTTCTGCGAAGGTTGTCGTAAACTTCGTCGACGTTTGGCGTAGTGCCGTCATCCCCATCATCATTAACGGACAGGGTGATCTGGTTCAATTGAGTCATAATTGTACTCCTTTGCTTCCGGTTACCTGTACTGAGATCTCGTTGACAGCGGGTATCTCCCACCATACAATAAGTTCTTAGCCATAATAACCAAGTCAGTAAGTTTTGCGGTATTAATCCGCACATTCAACGTTGGCAGAATTGCCAACGCTGGGTCGGGCTCACGCGTTTTAGTCTCCTCGACTCGGGTAAAAGTTTTCCCCTGAGTCCCACCAACATCAACAGTGTAACGTTTGGTGCTGGTGTCAGAATCCTTAGTAGCGGTGAACCCACTTACAAGTGAAACTTGAGTTGTGACCACACTGGTCACTACCCAAGAGGCACGTGCCTTAAACCCCAGATTCGGAGTCCAGGCACTTAGTGTGTCTGCGATGTTGAAGAACCACCCAAACACAAACGAGTAGGGGACGAGGTCAAGCGCCGATTCAGGCACTTTAGAAAAACCCCAAGGATCCATGTTGTCGAGATCGACATCACAGAGAACCCCTGCTCTACAAGTCACTTCAGTTGACACGGATCGAGCAACATTCGCATAGATCCCTGCCCACGGCTGATTGAAACTAGCTCCTACATTTATGGAGTCAGATCCAAAATCAAACGTGTCTGAAGCCGTTCCCCTAAAAGTCTGTCGAAGATCCTGGAATTCCTTTTGAAAGGCGTTCACAGCACCTCGGACATCATAATAAAGGGGGCGCCAGCCGTAGCGGATTTCCATCCACCGATCGGCCAGCGAACTCAAGGTCAATTCGTCCTTGATCTGTCGAAAGGATTTTCTAGCAGCCTTTCGGGCTCGCGAATATTTTGCGAGGTCCTTAAGCTGCAACCTTTTAACATTTCGAAGGAACTTCACTAACCTACGAGCCGAGTCCGCAATACCTTCAACGGTTTTGCCGGACTCCATCACAGAAACAAGAGCATATATCTCCGAAGAGTCTATATTAGCCCAAGCTTTAGTGACGGCCTGTGACTTGATCCTAGCGATATCATCACTGATATCACCAGGCGAACGAAACAGCGACGAATCCACTAGGTTCTTGGCAATAACATCACCAAAACCTTCCCCTAGCAGACGCGTGTACCATTTACCCGACGTATAAAGTTCTTGTCGGACAAATCCCTCGATGCTCATTTCGGGCCGATTTACTTCGACCTTGTGAGAGGACATGGGGCTATTAATAATTTTCCCCCGTCCACTCAGAACATCAAACTGAGGGGTCACCGTGTCTGTCATCTCCTCTGTACGCAGGTGAGATATACAATCCTCATTCCATTGCACATTAGAGTACAGCGGCAAAGTCGCTATGGTCCCAGGATAATAAATCTGGTGTTCATAGTGTCTCGCCGTTTCCACGTTGACGGGCACCCGTGTTCGAGTGCGAACTGTCTGTTCCATACACACCTCCTTACGAGGCGTTATATGGGGTAGATAGATCAAGCTTGCCTCACGGCTGACCTATCACCGACTTGCAGGTACTACCTGCCAGAAAGGAGTTCAAAAGAACTCCGGAGCCCCCTGTG